GGCGCGCGGCGGTGGGGCGGCGGGGGAGGGGCGAGCCCCACCGCGGCCGCGGCGGAGGCGCCCTGGATCCCCTGGGGGGAGGGGACACAGCTGCGCAAGCCGGACCGGAAGGTGGAGCCCGGCGAGCGGATCGTCATGTTCTTCGACGGCTCCAAATCCAACGACCACACCGCCCTCGTGGGTTGCTGCATGGAGGATGGGCACATCTTCAAGATCGGGCACTGGAAGCCGGAGAAGCCTCTTGGCGTGGTGAATGTGGCTGCCGTGGATGCGGGGGTCAGGAAGGCGTTCGACACCTACAACGTGGTCGCATTCTGGGCCGACGTGCGCGAGTGGGAGTCGTTCACTCGTACCGCGTGGCCGGAGGACTTCGGTGATCGCCTGATCGTCCCTGCGGTGCGTGGTGGCATGTCTGCGTCCCCGATCGCGTGGGATATGAGGTCGCACGCGTACCAGTTCGCGGAGGCGGCTGAGACGGCGTTCACGGAGATTCAGCAGCAGACGTTCACGCATGACGGGGACTCTGCGCTGGGTGAGCACGTGTCGAACTGTCGCGTGAATGAGTTCAAGGGCCGCTGGTCGGTGAAGAAGGAGTCCCCGAAGTCGTCGAAGAAGATCGACCTCGCCGTGTGCATGATCGGCGCTAGAATGCTGTATAGGCATGTGAAGAACTCGAAGGAGTGGGCAGACCTGACTGCTCCGCGAGGTGAATGGAAGGTGTTCATGTGAGCTTCCAGAAGATGATCTCCAAGTTCGCGTCGGGCGCCTACCGTCCCATCGCCTATGAGGGATACTACGAGGGTAAGCGGCGCCTTGACGCGGTGGGCATCAGCCTCCCTGCGAAGGCGCGCGTCCTGGAGATTCAAGCCCCGTTCGCCAAGATGGCTGTCGATGTCCTCACCGAGATTCTGATCCCCGACGGGTACCGCGTCGCGGATGATGACAAGTTTGGCGTGGTTGAGCTGTTGCGGAAGACGTGGCAGGCGAACGATATGGACTCCCAGTTTAACCTGGCTGCCGCGGAGGCTATTAGTGCTGGCGCGGCCTACTGGGTGATTGCGCCACCGGATGATGAGCATGAGTTCGCGTCGATCCGCGCTGTGGATGCGAAGCACGCTCGTGTGCGCATCAACTTCCGTGGCGAGGTTGTGGAGGGTGTGGTCCTCTACCGGCGTGACGACGGGAATGTGGGGGCCACCTACTACACGCCCGACGGCGTGGAGTTCTATGTCAAAGGCAAGTATGACTGGAAGAGTGTCGGCCTGGGGCGTGAGGACCAGTGGGGTGCGTCGATCGTCCCCATGTTCAATCGGGCTCGCCTGTCCGACAAGTATGGGCGCTCTGACCTGCGCGAACTTACCTCTGTGATCGACGCCGCCTCACGCACGTTGACGAACCTTCAGGTGGCTCAGGAGGTTGCTTCCTCTCCCATGCGCGCCGTCGTTGGTGATGGTGCGGCGGAGATGCTGGCGCAGCACCCGGACAAGATGCAGGCGTACATGGGTAACCTGATCGCCATTCCCTCCGGCGGTGACGTGAAGCAGCTGACCGGCATGGCCCTGGATCCGTTCATCAACACGTACCGGTCCTACGCACTCCAGCTGTCCGCCATGACGGGCATTCCCCCGTCGATGATGGGTGTCTCCTCGGACAACAACCCGACCAGCGCGGAGGCCCTGCGTGTGGCGAAGGACCGCCTCATCGCCAGGGCGGAGAACAAGCAGCGCCAGTTCAGCGACGCCCTGGAGCGCGTTGGCCGCATCGTGGCGCAGGCGAATGGCATGTCACTGGAGGGGCTTGAGGCTCTCGAGGTGACGTGGCGTGACGCGGCCGCTCCCTCAACCTCGGCGCAGATGGCTAACGCCCTCCAGGCCCACAGCCAGGGCATCATCGGGGATGAGACCGCCCGCGAGTTCCTGCACCTCACTCCGGAGCAGTTGCGCCGCGAGAAGGCCCGCGGGGACAAGATGGACGCCGATGCGGGCCTGGATATGCCTGAGGCTCCCGAGGCGCCTGAGGACGCGGAGGAGGCCCCTGAGGGTGAGTGAGGCTCTCTTCTACGGCATCCTGCGCAGCATTGTCATGCTGTTCCGCCGGCGCGCCGAGGATGCCCTCAAGGCGTTCGATGGGCTCCCTGAGCCTCCCCCGGTGGAGCATGTGGGGGACCTCCTGACCCCGCTCATGTGGCAAGCCAGGAAGCAGGCGTGGGCGGCCGCCGCCCTGTTCCTGCGGGGGCAGGCCCGCAAGGCTGGGGCGCCCGAGTCGTGGATTCCTCCCCAGCCCGGGTACTCGCCGAAGACTATCGCCCGCACGATTCGCGGCACTCAGGGTGCACTGAAGTCTCCGGAGGGGATGAGGCGCCTCGAGCGGTCCCTGGAGGGGCATGTGCTGGCCGCTGCGCGCCGAACGGTGGCTGACGCGGTGGATACTGCCCCGTCCTCGATTGAGCTCATTGAGGGTGCCCTGGATGACCTGGCGAAGGACCTTGAAGAGTTCTCCGAGAGCGCCCAGAAGGCGATCGTTGAGGATGTGGAGAAGGTTGAAGGGCGTCGCCGTCAGCGCATGACGCTCGATGAGGCTTTCGAGAAGGTCGCTGACAGGGTGGAGGAGGCTGTGCGCACCCTCGACGAGGAGGGGCTCGTTAAGGAGCGCCACCGCAGTATGAAGGTGTTCTCGGATGTGCCGGACAAGTACCGCCGCAATTCCCGTGGCGAGTTGATCGCTCGCCCGTTCGCTTTCGCTCGCGTCACTCACCCCAACAAGAATGGACCCTGCGGTTTCTGTGCGATGCTCGCATCCCGTGGCCCGGTCTATAAGTCATCGGAGTCGGCGGGCATTCGGGCCAACAGATTCCATGATCGATGTTTTTGCACGTGTGTGCCCGTTTTCACTTCCAAGCACTGGGAAGGGAAGGATCAGCAGGTCGGATTCGAACGTGTGTACAATGAGGTTGTGCGCGACCAGGACCTTCACGGAGTGGACGCTCGGCGCGCAATGGACAAGTACTTCCGGGAGAAGCTGAAGGAGCGCAAATGAGCGACACCCCCGCACCTGAGCCCTCCGTCGTTGAAGAGACTGACGGGCCCATCTCAACCACCGACTATCCGATCGAGCAGCCCGAGGAGACACCCGTTGAGAGTTCTGAGGCGGACGAGGCTACTCCTGCGGAGGAGGCGCCGAAGGATGATGCGGAATCTCCTGCGGATGTGGTGAGCGAACTGCGAGCCCAGCTGGCCGCCCTCACTGAGAAGCTGGAGGCGAAGGAGGCCGCAGAGCGCGCCGCCGCCGAGCTCTCCGAGAAGGAGTCGATCCTCGCCAAGGCCAACATCCCGGCCCGCTTCGCCTCATTCCTCACCGGCGACAAAGACTCGTGGCAGGAGCAGGTAGACGCCCTCGCCACGCTGCGCGAGCAGGCAGACGCTACGCCCGCGCCTTCAGTCCCCCGCGACCCTGCGGTGGATGCAGACCTTGAGACCGAGGATGACGGCCTGAGCGAGGCGCTCGGGTTCTTCGGCCTCGCAGACCAGTAAGGAGGGCATATGCCTGCACCCGCGTACAACCCCGACAACGAAGCCAAGATCGAGACAGTATCCAAGATTCTCGGCGCCAATGCTGGGAACGAGGCCGCGTTTCCCAAGACCGTCGTAAAGGGCATCTGGGACAACGCCATGAAGGGGTCCGTCGTTCAGGGCCTCGCCGGTAGTGTCCCCGTCTCCATCAACGGTACCGCCATTCCGATCCCGGTCGGTCAGCCCACCGCTGGTATCGTCCAGGAGGGTGGCCTGAAGCCGGTCGCCACCCTGTCCAGCAAGGTCAAGACCGTCACCCCGGTCAAGGCCGCCGTGATGATCCTCTACTCGGAGGAGACCGCCAAGGCTGACCCGCTGGGCGAGTACTCTCGCATCCAGCGCGCCCTCGGTGAGGCCATTGCTCGCGCCATCGACACTGCCGTCATTCACGGCATCGACGCGAACACTGGTACCGCCATCACCGGCAAGGAGGCCCTGACCTCCACCACGAAGGTGCAGGAGCTCGACCTGGCCTCCACCGCTACCGGCTACTTCACCAAGCAGCTGTCCGCCGCCTACGACAAGGTTGTGCTGGACGACACTGACGAGGCCGAGTTCGGTTTCGACCACTTCCTCCTCGCCCCGAAGTTCCGCAGCAACCTGGTGAACGCCCTGGATGCTCAGGGCCGCCCGCTCTACCAGCAGGCACCCGACATCACCGCGAAGTTCGGCACCGTCCTGGGTGTCCCGGCCACCTACTCTCGCGCCGTCTCCGGCTACGAGAAGGCCAAGGTTCCGGCCGCGAAGCTCCTCGGTATCGGCGGCGACTTCAAGGACGCTCTGCGTCTCGGCTTCGTTGAGACCATCACCTACCGCAAGGCGACCGAGCGCGCCGGTGGTGTTGACCTCTTCGACCGCAACATGGGCGCGATCCTCGCTGAGGCCCAGTTCGGCTGGGTTCTGCGTGACCCGCGCGCGTTCGTGAAGATCACCAGCAAGTGACCCGGGTGGTGGCCGCCGGCGCTTTGGTTGGCGGCCACCCCGTGGCCTGGTTTCCTGAGGAGGTGGAGAAGTGACGGTAGCAACACTGGATGATGTTCAAGGGTCGCTTATGCGGTACCTGGAGGACGATGAGAAGGTCTGGGTGCAGGCTCTTCTGGATAGGGCTGAGGCCCTGATTCTGTCGCGCATGCCTGACGCTGTGAACCGGTGTCGTGTGGACTACAGCTTCTCCATTATTATGCGGATGGTGGAGGCTGAGTCGGTCTCCCGTGTCCTCAGGGCACCTGGCGGCGGCCTCTACAAGTATGAGACTGAGGGAACGTACACCTACTCTGTGAATCAGGCTGTCGCGTCCGGCATCCTGGAGATCACCGACCGCGACTGGCGGGCCCTTCAGGCTGGCACGTCCGGCTGGGGCGTGGCCGGGGCTGAGATGGACGGCTATGCGCGGCGCACGCACCTCCTGGGCGCCCTGGAGGGGCCTCTGACGGTTGATCCTACGTACCTGCGTGGCCCGTCAGCCCTCGACTTCGCCGGGGATCACCCCGTGTATGACGAGGATGAGGTGACGCTGTGGTAGGGTTCCGGCCCCGTCGTGGGCGCTACCTGGAGAATGGCCCCCACGTGGTGGAGGTGACGCTCGCTGTCATCAAGGAGGGCCGCACTGGCCGCCGCTTCGAGCGGGGGGAGACTTTCGTGATCGACAAGGTGCTGGTGCAGCCGTCCGCAGGTAACGCCCTGAAGGCCACCGAGAACCGCGTCATCCGCGGCGACCTCACGGACGAGACGACCTTGAAGATCATGGGGACTGGCCGTAAGTGGCCGGGAGGCCCGCATTCGTGGGTGAAGATCATCAAGGGGCCCGACGCCTTGGTGGGGAAGACGTTCCAGCAGGCGGGCGAGCCACTCACCTATGATGCCTCCCCTATGACGCACCACTTCAGTGTCCGATGCGACACGCTCGGAACGGAGTCCCGATGATCGAGGTCTACGACAACGAGAGCGTGCATGAGGACATTGCCGCCGTGGTGGCACGACAGCCAGAGTTCGCTGCCGCTGCCGCGAAGGTGTTCGCCGAGGTCGAGGCTGCCGCCGCCCCCCATATTAAGACTGGGGAGCTATCCTCCTCGTTCAGCCTGAAGCAGGGGAAGGTGGACTGGTCCATCTCCCCATCCACAGATCATGATGCGGCCGTTGAGTTCGGCCACTACGTGTATCAGGATGCCCAGGGGCGCCGATCGGGGCGTCAGGGAGCTAGGTACAGGACGTGGGTTCCCGGCCTGAACATCATGCGTGGCGTCGTGCACGCGAACGGGGGGTTCTAATGGCCTACGTGAACCCTCTCCCGTTCATCTACAGGTACGTGCGCGACGCTGCCGCCGCTTACGCAGACGAGTGGCCGATCCTCTCCCGGATCGTGTGGCGCACCCACGGTGACGTGGATGACCCAATGAACGAGCTCGTGTGCCGCGTCCAGATGACGATCTCGCGCATTCACCCGTCTGGGCCGACGTTCGCTGCAACCCAGATCAGGGCACGCCTGTACATGACCGGCCCGGACGGGGATGAGGTGTCAGACGCCTCCGATGCCCTCGTGCAGGCCATTGAGAAAGCTTGGAGGTCAGGAATGGAGACCTCCGAAGGCTGGGCCACTTACATCGAGTGGACCCAGCTGCCCACGCCGGAAACCGACATGGGCACGACAGCCGACTACATCAATATGGTTTCGTCCCTTCAGGTGACGGCCAGGAAGGGAGCCTGATGGCTAACCTCGGAAACAGCAAGATTCAGATCGCGGGTCGCGGGCACGTGTACTACGCCGTGAACGACACAGAGGCCCCCAATCTCGATGGGTACGTGTTCGGTGACGGAACCACCCTGGAGGCGTCCGGCTGGACCTGGCTTGGCGACACCTCCTCGGAGAACCTCATCGAGTTCGAGTCCGATGGTGGCGACACCTCCACGAAGCGTACCTGGGACCGTCAGGGCGTCCGCTCCACCCGTGAGGACGTCACCAACAAGGTCACCATCAACGCCGTCAACCTCGGCGAGGACGTCATGAAGGTGGCGTTCCCCGGCTCCACCTACGACCCGACGAAGCGCGCCTGGGACATCGAGCTGGACGCCTCCAGTGAGCGCGCCATCCTCGTTGTCGTTGAGGACGGTCGCATCGTCTCCGGCTACCTGTTCCGCCGCGTCTCCCTGGCCGGTAACATGCCGTCCCTGTCTCTGGACAACTTCACTGAGGTCAAGATCGCGGGCACGCTCCTGTCCCCCAACTCGGGTAAGACTCGCGTCCAGATGCTCGAGCCTCGCACCGTCACCGGTATCGGTACCGCGAAGCCGACCATTGCCACCCTGACTCCCGCCTCCGGCGCGGTCGGCGCGAAGGTCGTCATCGCTGGAGCCAACTTTGATGGCGTCCGCGAGGTGAAGTTCGGCGACAAGGTGGCCTCCTTCGAGAAGGACTCCGCCACGCAGATCACCACCTACGTTCCTCGCGGCCTGAACACTGGCGCTACGAACGTGGTCGTCACGAACAACGTTGCCGCCTCCGACGGCAAGCAGTTCACCGTCAACTGACGGCCGATATACTAGGGGCGCCGCCATGTAGGGGTGTGTGGCGGCGCCCCTTCCAACACCCCGAACACCCCATTGGAAGGAAACCAGCATGGCCACCAAGAAGGCTGACAAGCTTCCCGAGTTCTCGTCCATTGAGGGGCATGACCTTTTCGTGCCGCCGCATGCTCTGCGCCCGTCGAAGCGCATGCGTCTCACCTCCGTACTTGAGCCGTTCATGGGAGACAATGTTGACTCCGTGAACCTCCTGCTCGTGCTCGCTGACGTCATGGGGGCCCTGGAGGATGGGGGCTTCATCAAGGACCTCGACGCGTGGGATGCGTTCTACGACAAGGCTGACCTTGAGGATGTCATCAACTTGGTTATGGCTTACGCGGGGGAAGCCGCAGGCGCCAAGGGCTAGATGAGTTCTTCGAGGAGCACCCGGAGGCCGCCGCGGATTTCTGGGCCTTGTACCGGATTGACGTCCATGGTGACTATCGGGTGCGCCTCGTGAGCCAGCTCCTTGAGCGCCTTCCGCATGAGCCGTGGTCCATGTACCGTGCGCAGGGCTTGGGTGGTGAGAAGTGGTTCGGGTATTCGCATGACTCGGAGAGACTATCGGAAGCCCTGGATCGCCTGGCCCTGCTGATTAAGGGGACTGCCGTAAACAAGGCCGTCTTGAAGGACTCGGAGATGATTGAGCGACCCAACTCCAGTGGGGCCGATGTGGTAGTATCTTCACAGGATGCTGCTGGTGTCGCCGCCCTGTTTGCGGCTATAGGTTGAGAGGTTCGTGATGGCCGGTAAGGGGGCAGTCGGTAAGCTTTCCGTCAAGGTCGTACCGGACCTTTCCCAGTTTGCGAGCAAGCTCCGCAAGGACCTGAAGCGCATCCAAAAGCAGGTCAAGGACCTTGAGCTCACGTTCGACGCGAACGTGCAGCTTGACAAGGAGTCCCTGAAAAAGGCCCAGGAGCAGGTCGCTAGAACCGACGCCCGAATGCAGGCCGGGGTCGACCTCAAGGAAGGGCAGCTGGAGGCTCTGCGGAAGAAGATTCAGCAGATCAAGTCCGAGGTCAAGGTCAACGCGAAGCTCTCGGAGGAGCAGAAGAAGAAGCTCGAGGAGCGCCTCGACAACATACGTACCTCCGTCAATCTCTCGGTGCGCCCCGGTGACCTCGCTAAGTTGAAGAGGGACGTGGAGTCCGCTGCTGGGGACGTCAAGGCGGGCCTTACCGTCAACGAGAGGTCGTTTCGTCAGTTCCAGGCGCGCCTGAACAAGCTCAAGGCTGACATCCCCGCGAAGGCGAAACTGGATCAGGCCGCCGAGAAGGAGCTCAAGGAGCGTATCGCGGCCATCAAGGCTGATGTCGATGTGCACGCGAAGCTCTCGGAGGAGCAGAAGAAGAAGATCAAGCACGAGCTGAACAAGCTCGACGGCAAGGCCACCATCAACGCTGACCTGGATGACGGCAAGGCTCGGTTTGACCTTAGGCGCCTCACCCGATCCCGGTGGGTGGACATCAACGTGCGTCTTGGTAAGGCGTCCGTGGCTCGTGTGGCGGCTCAGCTGAAGGCCCTCGCGGGCGGCAACGTCTTCGAGTCGATCGGCCGGAACCTGAACGACTTCCTGAAGAACCTGGATACGGCGGCCGTGAAGATCGGTACCGTGTCCACGCTGATCGGTAGTGCGGTGTCGGTGATCGGCTCCGGCCTGGGCGTGTTCGCTTCCTTGAGTGTGGGGCTCGCTAAGTCCACTCCGGCCCTCCTGGCCCTCCCGGGTATCTTCGGTGCGGCCGCCGCTGGCGCTGGGGTGCTGATCGTCGCGTTGAAGGACGCGAAGACTGTCCTCGAGGACCTAGGCCCAGCGTTCGCGAACCTTCAGACGCAAATCTCGGGCGCCTACTGGGAGCAGGCCGCCCAGCCGATCCGCGACTTCGCTAACGTCGCCCTCCAGGAGCTCTCCCCGGCGCTCCAGTCGATCGCCTCCAACCTGGGGTCTATGACGGCCGCTATCGCGGGCGCTGCCGGAGGTCACATCGCTGGCTTCCAGCAGTCGCTCACCTACCTGTCGCAGGCTCTGGCGATCGGTTCTACTGGGGCCGCCTCGTTCACGAACGGCATCCTCACCATGGGTGAGGTGGGCGCGAAGTTCCTGCCGAGCATCGCCCAGTGGGCTAACAACCTGGCCGCCTCGTTCGAGCAGTGGGCAACTAAGGCTGCCGCCTCGGGGAAGATGGAGGAGTCTATCCGTAAGGCCGCGCAGGCGTTCGGTACCCTCAAGGACATCACGATCGACCTGGGTGGTATCATCGGTGGACTATTCACCGCCATGGCTAACGGGTCTGCCCCAATCGACTCCATCGCCGAAGCTCTGGACAAGGCCAACAAGGCTGTGAACGGCCCCCTGTTCCAGGCGACTCTCACGAACTTGTTCTCCTCCATGGGGAAGGCGGCCTCCTCTGCGTTCCAGGGTGTCGGTAAGCTCGGTGAGGCGTTCGTGTCCCTCGAGCCGACCCTGGGCGTGATCCTCCCCCTCATTGGGGAGACGCTGCGCACGGCGCTCACGGGGATCGCTACCGCCCTCGAGAATCCTGCGTTCCAGGATGGGCTGGCGAACTTCTTCAACAGCCTCCTCGTGGCTGTGCAGGCGCTCGCCCCCGCTATGCCTGCCCTGGGTGAGGCGTTCGGCGCGATCGCCACCGTCGCTGGCACTCTGCTGGAGGCGATCGCTCCCCTGGTGGCGCAACTGGTGGAGGGGCTGGCTCCGATCTTCCAGCAGCTGGTTCCGATCCTTGTCCCGGTCATCGAGCAGTTGGGTGCGGCCCTCCTGCCGGTGATTCAGGCGCTCGTCCCGGTGATTGCGGAGATTATCGCCCAGCTGGCTCCGATCATCTCCGAGTACCTGCCGCAGATTCTGCCTCCGCTCGTTTCCCTTATTCAGATGCTGGCAGCGGCCCTGATTCCGGCGATCCAGCTGGTGGGTAAGGTGCTCCAGTGGCTTATGCCGCTCGCCATGAACATCTGGAACACGATCGTGGCGACCACTACGGGCGCTATCCAGGTCATCAAGGGTGTCCTCCAGACCGTGATGGCCGTCATTAAGGGCGACTGGTCTGGGGCTTGGAATGGCATCAAGACGATCGGTGAAGGCGTCTGGAACATCCTCGCGGGCCTAGTCAAGATATTCGGCAGTACCATCGAGAACTATACGCGAGCTGCCTGGAACTCCGTGTGGAACAGCATCAAGTCCACATGGAACTCGATCACCTCGACTGTCTCCAGTGCCATCGACTGGGTATGCAACCTTATCAGCAACGGCTGGTCGTACGTCAGGAGCATCACGTCCTCCATGTGGAGCGGCATTGTGAGCACCGTGTCCAGCTGGGTGAATAGCATGATGAGCACGGTTCGCAACATCCCAGTAAACATCCAGAATGTGTTCTCGAACGCCGGGTCGTGGCTCTGGAATGCTGGCCAGAACGTGATTCGGGGCTTCATTAACGGCCTCAGCTCCATGTTCTCGGCAGTCCAGAACAAGCTCTCGTCACTGACCTCGTACCTCCCGTCATGGAAGGGGCCAGCCCCTGTCGATAGGGTGATCCTGAAGGACGCTGGCCAGCTGGTCATGCAGGGGTTCATCAACGGCCTTGAGTCCCAGTATGGGGCGGTGCGCAAGTCTCTTCAGGGGTTCACGGAGGACCTCCAGAAGGACGTGGCCCCGCACATTGCGGCATCCGTGTCTGCCTCATTCGAGAAGACGAAGCCCGCGAAGGACCGCCTCAACTCGATCGCCAAGTCCACGATCCAGGGCGAGCGGTCCCGCCAGCAGGGAGGGTCGGTGACGATAGTGAACAACTACCCGCAGGCGCAGCGCGACTCGAAGACCCGCGACGACGTGGCCGATGGCATCCGCCTCGCCGCGAGCATCTAGGATGGTGGCATGAGCAGTGAATACTCCCTGAACGGGGTTGACCTGGACCAGCCGGGGAAGTGGCGAGTCATGGAGGGGACCCTCCTCCCCGCGGTCCCTTCTCCGCGCCTTGAGTCCACGGACGTCCCGTTCCGCAGCGGCATCATTGACGGGGCGGGCCTGAAGGTCGGCACATTCAAGGTGACCGTGGCGTTCATGGTTGAAGGTGCAGACCGTGCGGACCTGGACCGCAACTTCCAGGCCCTCATGGCCCGTCTGCGCGCCTCAAACAAGCTGGCCACCCTCCAGCACCACCCTGTGGGCACTAGCCCCAGGGAGGCTCTCGTGCGGCTCGTGAGCGTGTCCCAGCCGTCCTGGCGGTACGGGGAATGGGCGATCGACACTACCGTCATCTTCGAGGCCGTCGAGGGTGTCTGGCGCGACGCCGCGGCCATCGAGGCCCAGCTGAATGACCTGTCCCGACTAGCTGGGGGCGCCGCCCCTATCTCCGATGCAATCCTGAAGCTCACCCCAACAGGAAACACGTGCACGATCGTCGACCAGACATCCGGCTCGTCGATCACCTGGCGGGGCACCATGGAGCCCGGGCAGAGACTCCTCATTGACGTCGGCAAGTATGCCGCCTGGAGGCAGGTGTCTGAGCGCTGGTACCCGCTGAACGGTGCGGTGAACGCTTCCGCGGAGATCAGCATGTCCCCCGAGGGCTTCCGGCTCACCCCGAACCATGAGGGCAAGATCGTCCTCCAGGTCACCGGCACCACGGGAGCCATTCAGGCCAGGAGGGCCTACTGATGCGCCGCGACTACTTCCCCGGCATGCAGCTGCGCGCTGTCGCCTACGAGGTGCAGGGCGCGAGGATCGGGGTCGTGCCCGACATCCTGGAGATGACGGTTACCACGCCACGCGGGAAGACCCCCACTCTATCCATGTCTTACGCCCCCGGCCATAACGCCATCCGCGGGGATGTGCTGGAGCGCGAGGTTGAGGTCGCCGTTGAGGCAACCTTCAACGGGATGGACTGGGAGGAGTTGCCGGATGCGCGGTTCATCACCCAGAAGACCGAGCACAACCTCGTCAACGACGGCACCGACTCCCGCAAGGTGAGCGCCATCCACGTGAGCGACTACATGAAAGAGGCGCTCATCTGGTCCGTGCCCATCGAAGCGAAGGACAATGACGGGAAGTTCAAGTTCCTGTCCCGCAACGCAGGGACAATCATTGGGACCGTGTGGCAGAACGCCGTCAAGCGCGGCTGGGGTGCTGGTCTCACCCTGGACGCGAACACCACGAAGGACTCCTCGAACCAGGACTGGGCGAAGGTCGTCACCCTGTACTTCGACCCCACGATCAGTCTCCTCCAGGTGGTCGACTCGCTCCGCAACCTCGGCATGATCGATACGGTGTGGCAGGGCCGCACTCTGAAGCTCTACAACGCCGACACTACGCAGGCCCGGGACCTCGCTGCGTCTAAGCGCTGGCCACTGGCTACCACGCTCACTGGCGCCCCTGAGGCGGCCACGTGGGCGGACATGTGTACCGACGTCCTCGTGAAGGGTGAGGCTGGCAGGACCTGGCTCATCCACAACGACCTTGCCCCGAAGGGTATGCGCCGTGTCGAGAAGGTCGTCGAGGCTGGCGGCGTGGAGCTGGAATCCACTGCGCGTCTTGTCGCCGAGGCCACCCTCAAGTCTGGCGCCCACGTCAGCGAGGAGATTAAGCGCGAGTGGGCCGCCACCGACGTGCATCTCCTCCCCTGGGTCGACTATCGCCTCGGGGACTGGATCATGGTGGAGCGGGCAGCTGGTATGGAGCGCCTTCAGGTCGCCCAGATCAGCGTCACCCAGAAGGATGGAATGGTCGTTGGGCACACCACCTTCGGTACCGTCCTTGACAGCCTCCTGGGGCGCCTGACGAAGCGCACGAAGGGGATCGTCGGTCTCGCGTCCACATCAGGCAGTGGCGTGCGCCCGCAGCCCCCTGCATCGAAGTATTGGCCCCTCGCCCCCCAGGGCTTGACGGGAGCCAGTAGGGCCGTCATCGGCAGCAGCGGTTGGCCTGTCGGTGTCGCCGACATCCAGTGGGGCAGGGTCGAGACTGACACCCTGGGTGGCCGAGTGGATGTAGTGTCCTATGAGGTGTCCTGGAAGCAGACCTTGAAGGGGGCGATCGCTTCCGGGTCGCTAGTGGTTCAGGGCGCCGACACTACACGAGCCACCATTGGGGACTTATGGCCTGGGGCCAGGGTTGACTTCACGGTGCGAGCCCAGACTAATGACGGAGTTGGGTCCTGGTCTCACCCGTTGACTCTCGAGGTGGCGTCAGACGTCGAGCCCCCGCCGGTTCCGTCCAAGCCGATCCTGTCGCAGGTGCTCGGCGTACTGGGCGTGTGGTGGGACTACGCGGGCAAGGACGGCCAGAACATGCCTGCGGACTTCGCGGGCGTCGAGGTGTCCGTGCAGCTCCCTGGCGCGGCCGAGGGGCGCACGGCAGACATGATCGCCCCGATGCAGCGGACATCGGTTGTCGGCTTGGAGATGCGCGAGTACGAGGTGTGCCTTAGGTCGTATGACCGCATGGGTAACAAATCCACGTGGGGGCCCAAAGCGACTATTACTCTCGAGCAGTCGATCGACTCCGATGCCATCGCTAAGAAGGTGGAAGATAAGCTCAAGGGTAGCTCGGCTATGCAGCAGGCTGCGCGCGAGGGTACACTGAGGGAGATGCGGCATCTTACTGAGGCGATGACTCAGGTTGCCGTCAATCTTGTCTCGTCGGGGCCAGTTCCCCCGGATGATGGGGTAATAGGGTCCAGCATGTGGATCGCGCCAGATGGGCGAATCTTCGTCCTCCGTGCAGAAGGAGATAGGTGATGCAGGAGTATGTGGCCCCCAAGCAGTGGCGGGATGGATTCGGGGCGAACGAGACTCGAATCACCGCAGCGGACCTCACAAGGATCGAGGATGGCATCTCCGCCGCCACACGAGGGGTAACTACTCTCGAAGGAGTGGTCGCAGGGCAGCCAGCCGAGATTATGAAGCAGGTCCAGTCGATCGCCCAGGGCATCCGCACAATGCTGGAGAAGGCAATCCCAGTCGGCACCATCACCATGTTCGGCGCCGAGCGCGACCCCGATGGGTGGATGCGCTGCGATGGCCGCGTACTGGACCGTAACACCTACGGCAAGCTGTTCGCCGCCATCGGAACTACCTACGGGTCGACATCCGCCTCCAACTTCCGCATCCCCGACATCCGAGGCAGGGGCATTGTCGGCTCCAGTGAGGGCTCCCAGTACCCCATCGGCTCCAGGGGCGGCCGCGAGGGTATCAACCTCACCATCAATCAGATGCCTGCACACACTCACGAAATTGGTGAGGTGGCTGACTCTACCGCCCGCTTCCAGGCCCGAAAGGCAGACAAGGACATCGGCATCGGCAGCGGAGGGTACACCTACCTGACTTCAACGGGCAACAACCGCGCCGACCGGTCACCGATCGCTACCGAGGTGGGGCGCGGCGAGACCATCGACATCCGCACCCCCTATTTCGGGCTCCCCTACATCATTAAGGTCTCCTGATGGCAGGCCCCGAGAACTGGAAGGACGCCCCCGAGGGTGGGCGTGGCGGGCAGTACGTAACCACCCCAGGCTTCGCCGCACTAGGCCAATCCTCCCCGACCAACTCCCGCACCGCCCCCGGATCGAAGATCGTCTACTCCCCGAAAGGGTGGCGCTGGGAGGAAGCCGGAGACGACTACTCCAAGACGATCTCCAAGCTCACGGCAGCGACCATGGAGTCCGCCGTGCGTCGCATCCGCACGTCCATGGGCGAGGTGTCCTACATTCGAGGAACACCCGACACGCAGCCCCCGTTCTCAGGGCAGTCCGTCGGCGACACCTGCCGCGTACAGGACGCCCAGACCCTCGACATCGTCGCTGAGTGGCGCTGGGATGGCGCCAACTGGGAGCGCATGAAGGTCACCAGCGAGCAGATCAGCAACCTCGACGTGGGGAAGCTGACTGCGGGCTCGGCCAGCATCGCCGAGGTCACGGCCCGGAAGATCGCCTCCGACGTCGGCCGGTTCCTGGAGATCACGACCGACCAGCTCACCGTGACGGGGAACGCCTCCTTCGTGAACGCCACCGCCCACCACGTGTGGACGGAGATCATCACCGCCGGGCAGGGCGAGTTCGAGCAGATCAAGGCCGGGATGCTGGCCGCGAACTCCGTCAGTGCCTCCAACATTCAGGGTGGGGCGATCGATGGGCAGGTCATCACCGGCGCCACCATCCAGACCGAGCGCAACAACCAGCGCGGAATCAAGATCGACTCGGCAGGCATCCGGTCCTACACGTCAAACGGTCGTGGGACCTCGTTCGAGGTGGATGCAGCCACAGGCAGGGTGAAGGTACTCGGCGAGGTCGGCATCCAGGACTCGTGGTCGATCGCCCAGTTTATCGACATCGTTGAGACTCTATCCGGTAATGACGTCGGCCAGCGCGGGGATCGCTGGGGTGTGGGTCTCTCCATGAATTCCAAGGTGTTCCCATACAAGTACCCGGCGCTCGTAACCTTCAAGGAAGACCCTTCTATCTCTGGAGGCATCCTCTACTTACAGGCACCATCGAGCTACGATAACGGCACCCCCAACATGAGGTTGGCCACAAACGGGCTATCCGTGTATTCGGGGAAGACTTCCACCTGGCAAATGAACCTCAGCAGGACAGGGTTCGGGGCAGGGGCGGCAGGTAAGGGCAATTTCCAGGTAAACGACTACAATGCATCCATTACCGTAGGCGGCTACGACTCACACCTGTACATTCAGGGAGACAATTTTCGGCTCCGCTCCCAGAACAGCGCACTGAGGTCCGTCTGGGGGAATGCCACCAATGTGGTCCTCAGCTGGGACGGAAGCCACCAGGTAGTCGTGGACAGGGACGGCTTCCGCGCCGTAGGCGGCAAGAACTTCATCATGCGCGTACCCGGCGAGTGGCAGAAGCGCCACATGATGCTCCAGCACGCCTCAACAGAGTCCCCACATGACGGGATTGAGTACTGGGAGAACGTCGAGCTCGACTCGACCGGGCACGCTACGTGGGTGCTACCCGACTACGTTCCCAAGATCGCCTCGCCGACGGCACCATGGATCGTGCTCACGTCCTCGACAGCATCAGCCCGGCTGATCCGCACGGGCTACGGAGCTGACGCGGCTCCGTGGTCAGTAGAGGTATCCGGCCAGTCCGGCGAGACAGTAGCCGTCCTCGTTAAGGGCGCCCGCCAGGTCGACGAGTGGGACGAGAAGACTGACACCGTGTCCCTCAGGGACCGCTCCAAGGAGCCGGTGTGGGTACTCCCGCCAGCGACCGCCCAGGACGGCGAGGACAACCAATCCGTCACCTATGATGACCGTGGAGGCTACGGGCCCGCCCCGGCGCCTACCGCAAAGCCCATCACAGAGCACACTCAGGAGGAATCATGACACCCCAGACACAGCAGGTAGACGCCATCGCAGTGATCGAAGGCTTATCAGCCGAGATCGCGGCGATGATCAGTCGGGCAGTGGTTGCTGAGAAGCGAGCCGAAGCCGCTGAGAAGCGCGCCGTAGCCCTAGAGGAAGAGATCAGCAAGATGAAGGAGAGCAAGTGACGGTTCAGTCTGTGGCGGCGCGCATCGCCCGCCGAATCTGTGATCAGGAGAATGTCGGGTACTCGCAGCCTGACCGCCGCACCTGGTACGCCAACGCCGACTGGGAGGGGCACGTGAGCTCGCCCCAGAATGCTGACTGCTCAAGCCTCGTGTGCGGAGCCATCTGCTACGGCATCCACGACACCTACGGGGTCAGCTGGGGGCACGCCGCCCTCCCCGAGATTAATGACCACTGGACGGGCAATATGCGCCCTGGCCTGGAGGCTCGAGGCTTCAACGAGGTCCCGTGGAACGACTCGGACCTCACCCCCGCTGGCGGGTTCCGTGTCGGTGACGTGATCCTCTCCGCCGCGAACGAGGGCGGCCGGGGCCACGTGGTGATCGCCGTCGAGGACGGCAGTGACCCACTAGTGTCTGAGGCGTGGATCGCCGAGGATGGGAGCATCGACGGCTACGCGGGCGACTCCACCGGGCAGGAGACCCGCACCGTCCGCTACTCCAGCCACCCCCACACCCAGTCTGGGGCGTGGACGAGCTGCCACCGCTTCGATGAGGGGAAGTTCCTGTCGCAGTGGCCCGAGTTCCGTAAGGGGCAGGCCGCCCAGGCTAAGCCCGCACCAGCGTCTACGTCCGCCCCGAGCGCCCCGGCGCACGCGCACGGCATCGACATCTCCAGCCACCAGGCGGGCCTGAACGTGGCCGCCCTGTGGGCCGACTTCGTGATCGTGAAAGCGACTGAAGACAATGACTATGTGAACCCGTACATGGGCTCGCAGGCCAACTCCACCCTTGGCGCCTCGAAGCGGCTCGGCTTCTACCCCATCTCCCGCCCCCGGGCCGCCCACGCGCCACGCCCACCACTCTC